TGAAAATATCTGTAATGAGCTGGGCTATGTCGGGGAGTTTTACACGCTGACCGCGCCTTCACGCTATCACGCCACAATCAAAACCGGCCATCGTAACCGTAAATGGAATGGTGCCAGCCCGGCAGACACGCAGCGTTACCTCTGCAGCGTCTGGCAGCGTATCCGGGCAAAGCTGCACCGTGATGATATTCGAATCTTTGGCATTCGCGTTGCCGAACCTCACCACGACGCAACGCCACACTGGCATATGCTGATGTTTATGCGTCCCGAAGATGCGGATCAGGTGCGCCAGACAATCCGTGACTATGCCTTTCAGCAGGACAGCAACGAGCTGACCACGGATAAAGCCCGTAAAGCGCGCTTTCATGCTGAGGCCATCGATCCGGAAAAAGGCAGCGCTACGGGTTACGTGGCTAAATATATCTCTAAGAATATCGACGGCTACGCGCTGGATGGCGAGCTGGACGACGAAAGCGGTAAAGAGCTTAAGGAAACCGCGCCCGCCGTTTCTGCCTGGGCGGCACGCTGGCATATCCGACAGTTTCAGTTTGTCGGTGGTGCGCCGGTTACGGTTTACCGCGAGCTGCGCCGCATGGATGACACCGAAACCGCCCACGGCCTGAGTGTGGAGTTTGCCGCTGCGCATGACGCGGCAGACGTGGGCGACTGGGCGGCATACGTTAATGCACAGGGCGGCCCCTTTGTGCGTCGTGATGAGCTGGCCGTGCGTACATGGTATCAGTCCGGTGATGAGCTGAACGAATACGGCGAGGAAACGGTACGTATCAAGGGCGTCTACGCAACTGAGGTTGGCGCAGATACCCCGATTTTAACCCGTCTGGCACAGTGGAAGATCGTTCCGAAACGTGCCGTTGATTTTGATTTTGACCTGCAGGGCGCGCCCGCGCCCTCTCGGAGTTCTGTCAATAACTGTACGGGGCGTTTGAGATCTGAGGATTCAAACCCACCGGAAAGTGTGGAAGAAATCGACCTTAAAGGGATGAGCCGTAAAGAACGGCGACGGCTGCTGGCCCGACTGAGGGGTGAAAAACCAAATAAAAAACACTTAGTGCTGAGGCGGTCGGACAAAATCGAGACAGCTTGCGACAACGTGATCGGTCAGGTCAGAGATTTGAGCGGCGAAATCATCAGCCGCGGTCTGGCCGTGCGCCTGATAGGCGGCACACAGACAGAAATCGTAGGGAAAATGTTCCGCAGCACCTGCTACGGCGACTTAGTGCGGCCATTCAGGAATAAAGATGAAAATTCACGTAAAGACGAAATACTCAGCCGTTTCAATAGCCTTGCTGAAAGGGCTAAGGCGGCCAACTTGTGTAAAGCTGAAAGCGAAGCGCACAAAAAGTAAGGATAAGAGTAAAAAAACATTTCACTTTAAGAACCCTCTAATATACTGTGTTTATGTACAGTTGTTTGTTGGAGGGAAATAGTATGCAGGATTATTTTTTTGAGTATTTGAAATTACAACGTATTGATTTGTTTCTTAAATTGGTTGCATCGAGCGAATGTAGTGAAGATGAAAGGGATTTGGCGCTCCAGTGGGTTTCTGAACTTACCGACGAGCTAATGAGAAAGGTCAGAAGCCATGACTACGCGCGCTCTATGGAAGTATCTGAGTAAAGAAGATCTGGATGCTCAGCGAAGTCATGGTCGACAAGCAGTAAGATGTTAGCCTGGAGACCATTGAGACCATTGAGACCATTGAGACCATTGAGACCATTGAGACACTTGGGTCACAAATCATGAAAATTTGCAGCCTCATTACTCAACAATGGTTAATAGAATCTGCGCGAGCAGTGCTGACGGTATTGAACTGTAAGGCCTTCTGATAAGGAGGCTGATAGTTAAGTTGATAGGCTTCATTTGCAACGAGTCTTGTTTCGCTAATTTGATAGTGGACAGTAAGAGGGATTAATGATTAATAGATAGCTTATAGATAGTGATGGGCGTAGAATCGCGCGCATTTTATTGGCAAGGGATCTGAACTCAATGGCGGATAAGGCTCAATCAGTAAGTATTGTTTATCAAGGCAAAGCTCTTGACGATCATAAAATGGATATTCTTTCGTTTGCGAAAAGTTTGCAGGGGCTAGGCGAGGCTATCTACTCTGCAAATGAGATTGTAAACGGAGGGCGCGACATTGAAGTAAACGTTGACGCTGAATTGATAGCCGGTTCTTTCGGATTTGACATTGAGGTGATACAACATCTTGCTAACGCTAAAGATGTTGTACAAATTTTGGGCTTATCAGCCATTCCTCTTGCTGTTGGCGGTGCTACAGTTTTAGAAGTTCTTAAGAAACTAAACGGACGTAAAATCGACATAATCGAGAAAGCTAACGGTGGTGACAAAGTTAGGTTAAAAGTCGATGGTGAAGAAATCGTTTGCTCAGAAGATGTTGAAAAAATTGTAAACGCCCCAGAGATTCGTAAAGCTGTTGATGCTTTTGTGCGACAACCTTTGTTACAAGATGGTATCGACAATTTTGTGGTAAAAAAAGCGCGCTCCGACAAGAAGGAAATCCTTAATATCCATAAGGATGAGGCTGAAGAGTTCAAGTCTCCGAAAGTTCTTTTTGAGACTAAAGAAGAAGTTGACGAATTTGAATCAAGCGTTACATTCATTTCGGCGCATACCGACAAAAAAAGTGGATGGCGTGTTGAGTTTGGTGGTGAGAAGCGCAATGTCAGAATGGAAGATGATAAATTCATCAAGCTTGTTACCGGGCCAGATGCACCGAAAATTTTCGGCGAATTGTTTGCTGTAAAAATGAAGAAAATTGTGAAGGATACCGGTGGTGTGGTAGATGAGAAGCTGTCAATCATTAAAGTGGGTCGACACTTTACCGCCAAAGATAGAAAAATCAAACTTGATGCGGATTGAAAATGTCTATAGATATTAGTGTGTTAGGTTGGTTGGGGCTGCTTATTGCAGCTCCAGCTATATTTATAGGTGCTAGAGTGGCTATACGTAGCCTGCTCGACCGAGCTATTGTCGAAACAAAAGTTTCTATCACTTATACTGATGCAAACAAAAATGTCTATAAAACAAAGATTCATATAAATAATGATGATGAGTTGATAAAAATCATCGATGACATTGCAGAGAAAAATAAGCGCGAGAGGAAGGAGTCTGCCTCTCATGCCTGAACAAAAGAAAACAAGTGGTAAAGCAGTCGGTGTTACGGGTGGCGGCGGTGTAGGTCTTTTTCTCATAAAGCTTGCTAGCTTCATTACTGATCCAACATGGAAAGACCTTTATATTGCTTCTATACCAATGGTATCTATATTACTGAGTGAAGCTTTTACATTCGCTTGGACAATATATGCTATTGATCCGCAAGAAATTAGATTGAAGAGACGATTAAAAGCCCTTAAAAAGAAAGCCGAAAAGGTTTTAAAAGCGCCTAGTCCTCCTGTATCCCCACAAATGCGTGAGAAAGCGCAGGCCCGCTATGACGTAATCTGCGGAATAGAAATGGGAATATACCCGCTCTCCATTGTAAATACGCTAGAAGGTAAAGCACCAACCACAGCACAAAAGCAGGACCCTGAATAGGGGTGTCGCTTTGCATGACTATGCCGCATGAAATCGCATGATTCCAAATTGTTCAAATCTACCTCGGCCCGCCAGTTCTGACGGGCTTTTACGTATGCCATGCAACTGCATGAAAACCACATCATAAAGCGCGCAGGCGTGGCGGGGCTACGAGCGCGCGCCACGACGTTTAGGCCATTACCATGTGGCCCGATTTCCAACCCACTGCCGCGTGTTGGGATCTCGAATGACGCTTTTGCAATGGGTTAGGGGAAAGGTTACGCAGGAGGCATTACAGTCGCAAGGGCAGGGTACTGGAAATTCAAACTCGTTGCGGTTAAAGTTTCATCGCGCTTTTTTTATTGCGAGGTGTGGTGATGGATACGACCGAACAGCTTAACGGAACCTATTTTTACGGCGGCCTTTCAAATCTCAATGCGGGTGAGCTTTTTTTCTGGATTATGGTTGATGTGACTGCCGAGCATTTCACGGGAGCTAAAGCAGCAACAGGTAACGTTATGGCAGCAGCTGCGATTTATGCCGGGCGTAATAACGTCACAGTATCCGGCAAGCTTGCAAACGCTACTCCCGGCACTTCATGGGCTTCTGTTCAGTCGCGCAGGCTCTTGCAAAAATACAAATTGCCTTTCCCACTGCCTACCATAGTTGGAAATCCGTTTAAAATGAAAATTATCATGACAAAAAAACTTGGCACTTTTGTTGGCAGGACAGTACCAGTTATTGGCTGGGCTATAGTGGCATCAGATGTGGCAATAATAGGCTGGAAGTCGGTAAATCGTTATAATGCCATAGCTCGTGTGGAGGATAAAATATGGTGATGGATGATACAGAAAAAGCCGTATTCGAACTCGTTGAAGAATATAACGGTCATTGGTTTTGGCTTCGCAAGCGTTTTCCGTTGACACACGAAACGGATCTGAATAAAGATTTCAGGATGGCACCGGAAGACGCCGCCGAGCTGCTTGAGAGTTTCGCGGAACGATTTTCTATCAACTCGAAAGAAATAAATTTTGGACGTTATTTCCCACCAGACTATAGCAAGCCAGAAAAGCCGCTGACCATTCAGGTGCTGATTGATTCAGCACGTGCAGGTCAATGGACTGATAAATGATAGCGTTTGTAGGCGCTTTGTATTTTTATTCTATCTTAGAACTGTTCTTAATGTGTGAGGGAGTTAAAATCAAACCTTAAAACCTAATCGCTTTGTTCGTATGTTGTGCGAGTGTATGAAACCATTACAAGAAAAGCGTAGAATTTTTGGAACTGTGAGTGTGTGCCATCAAATATAGGATGAATATGCTTCTTACTCTTCAATTGCATAATATGAAAAACCAATGATATATCATTTACAATGACTAAAGGAAGTGCGTATGGAAATCACTAACCCGAAGGTGTTTGTTTCTTACTGCTGGACTAACCCTGAACATGAAAATTTTGTAATAGGTTTAGCTGAAGATCTCGTTAGCTCTGGAGTTGATATTATTATCGATAAATGGAATCTTCGTGATGGTCAGGATTCCATTTCTTTCATGGAAAGTATGATTAATGATAAAGATATTGGGAAAGTGTTAATCATTTCTGATAAAGGATATGCAGATAAAGCTAACAATAGAGCCGGTGGGGTTGGAACAGAAGCACAGATCATATCTCCTGAGGTTTATGCATCTGCTACTCAAACGAAATTCGTTGTTGTAACCACTGAAAAAGATTCTCAAGGGCATCATTACGTACCTACCTTTTATAAAGGTAGGATTTTTATTGATATGACTGATTTGAATAACTACACGGATGGCTTTGAGAAAGTATTACGTTGGGTTTACGACAAACCAGTTTATGAAAAACCAGAAATTGGAAAGAAACCATCTTTTTTAGATTCCGCTCCTAAAACATCGTTGGGAACTTCGAGTTATTATGCCAGAGCTGTTGATGCTATTAGAGGTGGGAAGACGACTATTTTAGGTTGTTTCGATGAGTATCTTTCTACTCTGGTTACTAATTTTGAAAGAATACGACTTGAAAAAGATGATGCGATTCCTGAAGATGAGGCTTTTCTTAAGAACATAGAAGAGTTTATTCCTGAGAGAAATGAATTTATAAATCTTGTTAGTTTGGTTTGTCGTTACAACTTGGGGGGGGATTTTTCTAAGCGTCTGCACGCTTTTTTTCAAGAGTCTCTTACCTATTACTATACCCCTGAGTCGGTATCGTCGTATAGAGAAACGGATTACGATAATTACAAATTCATAATCAGTGAGCTTTACCTTTATACAATTGCTAATTATCTTAAGTATGAAAGATTTGATGAGTGCGCGGTTTTATTCGAAAAATATTATATCCCATTAAAAGCTAGGTTTGGGGATAATCCATTAACATCATTCACAGTTATTAATCAAGATGTAGCGATACTGGATTGGAGAAATCGCGCGCGCAAGTTAGGTAGAAGATCTTTACATGCTGATCTAATAAAGGAGAGATGCCATGGTGTTCCTGTAACATTCAATGAAATTCATCAGGCAGATTTTCTTTGTTATATTAAGGGTTTGGCAGTTACGGATGAAAGTTATGTTTTTTGGTATCCTTTGACTCTTATTTATCTCAATGGGCATCGCGCATTCGAAATTTTCGCTAAAGCCTCTGAACCAAGTTACTTTAAAAGGATTCAGATTTTGTTGGGAGGGGTGTCAGGGGCTGCTTTCCACAGTTTTATCACAGAGGTGGAAAAATCGGAAAAGGTCCCAAGGTGGGGGTTTGAACGAATCTCACCTTTGAGACTTAGTAATGCTGAGGAGATAGCAAAAAGCAATTAAATGATCCGGGAGTGTTAATAATAACATTCCCGTACCATTTTTAATTTTCGTCTAAGGTATATTTTACGAAGTTAATTACATCTTCTTTCAGCCATTCATTTATTTCCTCGAATCGTCTCTGCAACGGCATAAGCTCGTTGCGCACAAAAACCCGGCTTGCCTTCTCAACGTCACCAAATCCGCCCGTATTGTTAGGGATGATTCCCATGAGTTGCGGCGGCACACGATGCACGGCCAGCATGTCATCCCGCGACACGTTTTTGATATTCAGAAACTCATCTTTCGCCGCCACCTCTGACAGCGGGATGATCTGAATGCCGTCTTTTTTGCCGGTCGGTGAATACATAAACAGATTGCGGAAGTTGCCAGGGCCTTTAGCGCTTTTCATTGCCTTACGCATGGCGTCTACGTCTTCCTGATTCTGCGCCGGATCTGTCACGTACATGATGAAACCGGCGTGACTGCCGTTCAGGTAATACTTACGGCGAAACAGTGTGGCCGACTCGTTCAGCAGCACGGACGGGATGGCCGACAGGTAACCGGGCAGGCCGTAAACTTCCTGATTGAAGTCCGGCTCCATCAGGTGAAATACGCTACCTGCCGTAAATTCATAGGGCTGCGTGTTGAGTCCGTACTGCACAAACCAGTAAGCGTCCAAATCCGTGCCGCGTCGCGTGTATTTTGCCAGTGACGGCTCAAGGCTTAAGGTATTGCCGAGGCGTGACGTGCGTCGCTCCAGGTAGGCATTACCAAATACCAGATAATCCTGAGCAAACCGGGTGAAAGCCTGCTGACTTAACAGCGGGTGCGGGACAAAGGTACTCGCCAGAATGTTACATTTCACGCTGAGCGCCGAGCTGTGGTGAACAGCCGCGCGGAACGTGCGCGCCAGCCCTTCAAAACTGACGGGCGGCTCATACCAGCGGTCATTGATGACGCATTCCACGTAGTCCAGTATTTCGCGGCGATCCAGCACCGGGATCGGGTCGCCAAAGGTAAACGCCTCTGCCGCCGGTGCGCCCGTCATGTTGTCCTGTCGCGGCACGGGCTGCGTGCGTGTGCGGTTTCTGCGGTTGCTCATTAAAACATCTCCATAATGTTGCGTTTACCTGCCGCCTCGCCCTGCAACGGTTCGTTAGCCAGGGCGTGCATGACCGCCCAGGCTAAATCTGCGTGGCTGGCTTCTTCGCTGCGGCTGGCTTCGTAGGTTGGGCGATTGCCGCTGGCCGTAGTGGCGCGGCGGATTGCCATAAATGACTGCGCGATGTCGAGGTGTCCGGCGTCAAACTCCAGGCGCTGATGGCTGATGATGTCGTAAGCCTTGAGCACCAGGGCGTTTTTGACATTGGGGTTATAAACAAACTCTTTGACCTGCGGGAAAAACGCCTTCACGTTTTCATAGACGCCGAGGCCAACGCCGGTCGAGTCAATGCCGATGTAGGTCACGTTGTACTGTTTTGTCAGCGCCTTAATGGCGTCGGCCTGCGCGCGGAAGTCCATTCCGCGCCACTGGTGCCGCTCAAGGATGCGGAACTTACCGCCCGACACGGCAGGCGGCGCGATAACCACACACCCCGCACTGTCGCCGTTTTGCGTGCCTTTGGCCGGGTCATAACCGATCCATACTTCGTTATAGGCAAAGGGGCGCAGGGCAAAGGCTTCGAAGTCCTTCCACACCTCCCAGCTGTCTACCATGCATGACTGCAGCATGGTCAGCGGGAACACCGACGCCAGATCGTCCACAAACTCACACATCAGCAGGTTCTGGTATTCCGGCGGACTGTATTCAAGGCGCAGCTGGTCGAGGTCAAAGAGGTTACAGCCACCGCTTACGGCATCCTCAATCGTGACAATCTGGCGATACTGGCCGTCGTCGCAGTACCGGCCCCGCGAAAGGTTGCCGTGCGTCAGATCGATGTCAACGCGCTCGGATTTGGCGCGCCCCCGGTTAAACAGGGCACCTGACCAGAACGGATAGGCGCTGTGCGTAAGGCTGGACGGCGTGGAAAAGTAGGTCTGACGCCATTTTTTATGCAGCGCCATGCCCGACGCCACTTTGCGCAGTTCCTGAAATCTCGGTATCCAGAAATATTCATCCAGGTAAAGGTTGCCGTGATAACTCTGCGCGGTGCGGGCGTTGGTGCCGAGGAAATACAGACATGCGCCGTTAGCCAGCGTCATCGGGTCGCCTTTCAGGTCTACGTCAGCCTCGCGTGCAAACTCAATGATGTACTGTTTAAAAACGTGCGCCTGCGCCTTACTGGCAGATAAAAATATCTGGTTGCGTCCGGTGGTCAGTGCATCGATCAGCGCCTCGCGGGCAAAATAGAATGTCGCACCAATCTGGCGCGACTTGAGAACGTTCCTGATGCGGTGCTTGTTTCCGGCTTCCCACCAGTTGCGCTGGTAGCCGAACATCGAAGCGTGAAAAATTTCCTGTAACTTTTCGATCTGCTCGTCGCTGAAAACGTTCTTTTCCGGTGGCGTGCGCGGCCCTTTGTTGCGGTTCGCCACTTTAGGATTGAGATCGGCCTCATTGCCGCCGTTGTTGAATTTGCCAATGCGCGCCTGCTGCACAGCCTGACGGCTTAACAGGTCAATTTCTTTGTAATCCTTCCCTTCTTTGTCCTCTTTCATGACCAGCTGTGTGTAGCGCGCGGCAGTGGTGAGCTGCATCTGGTCAAGCGGGCCATAGTCGCCCCACCTGTCGCGTTTTTTCCAGCTGTGAACGGTTGCGGGTTTCTCTCCCAGCATTTCAGCAATGCGGGCGATGCGGTATCCCTGAAAGAACAGAAGCAAAGCCTGTCTGCGGGGATCGAGGTCTGCGGGGGCGATTGTCGTTGTCATGGCCCCAAAATACGGCCCGCCCGTTTCCTTTTCCGCCGCCCGTGATTGTGTGAATTACGGTACAACGCCGCCGCGTTGTTTCAGTACCCCTCTCGCCGCAAACATAGGGACTCACAGAGTTTTTCAAACCGGAGCCTGGCACATGACAGTAGCTGCAAAGCGTTTCCGAATCGGGGTGGAAGGTGCCACTACCGACGGGCGCGAAATTTCCCGCGAATGGCTGGTACAGATGGCCGACGCCTACAACCCGTCGGTTTACACCGCCACGATTAATCTGGAGCACTTAAAGTCATACGCACCAGACAGCACCTTTAACCGCTACGGCACCGTAAGTGCGCTGGTCGCGGAAGAAATCAAAGACGGCCCGCTGGCCGGAAAAATGGCCCTGTATGCCGACATCCTGCCGACGGGTTCACTTGTCGAGCTGATTAAAAAAGGTCAGAAACTTTTTACCTCAATGGAGGTGAATACCAAGTTTGCCGACACCGGCAAGGCGTATCTGGTAGGCCTTGCCGCAACTGACGATCCGGCAAGCCTCGGCACCGAGATGCTGCAGTTCAGCGCCAGCGCTGCCAAAAACCCCCTGGCAAATCGCAAGCAGCACCCGGACAACCTCTTTACCGCTGCCGCTGAGACCGTGATCGAACTGGAAGACGTGCCGGAGGCCAAGCCCGCTCTGTTTAAGCGCATTCAACAAATGTTCAGCAAGCAGCAGCAGACCGACGACGCGCGTTTCAGTGATGTTCATCAGGCCGTCGAGCTGATTGCCAGCGAACAGCAGAGCTACAGTGCAGCCAATGACAAGGCCTTCAGCGAGCAGGCAGAGCGCATCGGTGCTCTGGAATCGCAGTTGCAGGAAACACAGTCCGCGTTTGCCGAACAGCAGACCGAATTCAACGAACTGAAAGCGCAGCTGAGCCAGGAAGATGGCCGCAAAGACTTTCGCCAGCGCGCACCGGGCGGTACTTCACCCGCTGCCACCCTGACCAACTGCTAAAGGAGCAGCAAATCCCATGAAAAAGACTACCCGTTTTGCTTACAACGCCTATTTAACCCAACTGGCGAACATCTACAGCGTGCCGGTTGCCGAGCTGTCCACCAAGTTTGCCGTAGAACCGTCCGTGGCGCAGAAGCTGGAAGACACCATTCAGCAGTCAGCCGCATTCCTGACGCTGATTAACGTTATCGGTGTGCAGGAGCAGTCCGGCCAGCTGCTCGGCCTGGGCGTCGGTAGCTCTATCGCAGGCACAACCGATACCAGCGCCAAAGATCGCGAGCCAACCGATCCGAGTGCGATGACCGAAACCGAATACACTTGCGCGCAGACCAACTTTGATACGGCCATTACCTACGCGAAGCTGGACCTGTGGGCGAAATTCCAGGATTTCCAGGTTCGTATCCGTAACGCCATCGTGAAGCGTCAGGCGCTGGACCGCATCATAATCGGCTTTAACGGCATCAAGCGCGAAAAGACATCCGATCGCGTCAAAAATCCGATGCTGCAGGACGTTAACAAAGGCTGGCTTCAGAAGCTGCGCGAAGATGCGCCTGATAACGTCATGGGCAGCGAAACCAAAGACGGCGCAACCACGGCTAAAACGGTCAAGGTCGGCAAAAATGGCACCTATGCCAACCTTGACGCGCTGGTGATGGATGCCGTTAACGAGCTTATCGATCCCATCTTCCAGGACGATGACGAACTGGTGGTTATCTGTGGCCGTGAGCTGCTGGCCGACAAATATTTCCCTCTCGTCAACAACGGGCAGGACAACGTCAACAAGCTGGCTGCCGATCTGATTATCAGCCAGAAACGCATGGGCGGCCTGCAGGCGGTGCGTGCGCCTTACTTCCCCGCCAATGCGGTGATGATTACCCGCCTCGATAACCTGTCGATTTACTGGCAGGAAGACACCCGCCGCCGCTCGGTCATCGACAATCCGAAGCGTGACCGCATCGAAAACTTCGAATCGGTCAACGAGGCGTATGTGATCGAAGACTACCGCTGTGCCGCTCTGGTCGAAAATATCGAAATGGGTGACTTCACGGCACCGTCAACCGCCGGAACGGAGGCGTAATCCATGAGCCTGAGTCCCGCACGGCAGCACCGTTTGCGTGTTCAGGCTGAACAGGCCGCCCTTGAGGGCGGCAGTGTTCGCCACGCCAGCGGCTATGAGCTGATGCTGCTGCAACTGACCGAAGACCGCCGACGCCTCAAGGGCGTTCAGTCCAATGCCAAAAAAGCGGAAATAAAAGCCGAAGTCCTGCCGAAATATGCCGCCTGGGTCGATGGCATCCTGAGCGCCGACAGCCCGAATCAGGATGACGTGGTGATGTATGTGATGCTGTGGCGCATTGATGCCGGTGATTATGCCGGTGCGCTGACCATTGGCCGCCATGCCCTTAAACACGGCTGGGTAATGCCGCAGGGATTCAGTCGTAACGTGCAGACGCTGCTTGCCGAGGAAATGGCCGACGCCGCCAAAGCCGCCATTCTGGCAGAAACACCGTTTGATGCTGACCTGCTGCTGCAGACTCTGGACGCCGTGAACGGGCAGGACATGCCGGATCAGTCACGCGCGCGCCTGCATAAATCCACTGGCTGGGTACTTACCGAAAACGAGCCTGAGCTGGCGCTGAATCACCTTAAGCAGGCCCTG